TGGCTCTGGCGATGGCGATGGCTCTGGCTCTGGCGATGGCTATGGCTATGGCTCGTAAAGTATAATTTTGATTTCAGCAACCTATTAACTATCTTTGTGTTATGAATATTGATTGTGTACAACGAAAAAATCATACCCGCCCTACACAGGTCGGTTATTAAAGAGGTAACCGGAATGTCAAAAATCGAAATTAAATATGTCGACATGGATTATAAACGCATAATTAAACTGCCTGAATACCTTTTGAATTAAAAAACAGGATATCAGGACGTTCTTTGAAGTGTTCAAAAAAATAAAATCTTTCATGTTTTTAGGTAAAAATCGCATGAACTTGCAAAAAGTGAAAAAGTGCCCATCTGAAACGCCCTATTCATAGGTGTTTGAGAATTTGACTTTTCAAAAAATGCAAAACTTTTTTTCTTTCAAAAAGGTTTTAGTCTGGAAGCAAAAAGTGTGAAAGTTTTTTTTCGAAAATGAACTTTTGAAAAGTTGAACAAAAGTACAAACCTTTTTTTTGAAATTTAGGTTTTGAGATTTCGACTAAAAAGTATAAAGTATTTTTTCGACAAAAAGGTTTTGAGATTTGAACCAAAAAGTTGAAACCTAATTTTCAAAATTGAGAAAGTATTTTTTTGCTCGCAAGGTCAAAAGTATTTTTTCAAAAGTTGGAAAGTATTTTGGAAACCAAAAAGCACAAAGCAAAAATTGAAAAACTCAAAACCTTTTGCTCGAAGAAAAAGTACAAACCTTTTTGCAAAAAGCTCAAAACCTAAAAGTTGAAAAAAAAGTTTTTGAAAATTTTCGATTTCTGAAAACCTTGAAGTTGACAAAAAAGTACGAACATTTTTGATTTTGCAACCTCTGTAACGCCCTGTTTATAGGGGTTTCAAAAATGTGGTTTCAAAAAAATAAAAAGTTTGAGTAAAAATTAGAAAAACAATGGAAACAGAATTTATACCAGTAATAATATTATTTACAATAATTGCATTGTGTATTTTGACACCGCTAATTATTAAATTATATAATAATAAAAATGCAAAGAATAAAAGCTAAATGGAATAGTGACGAATCGGAAAAACTTAATGATTTAGGTATGACTGATCAAGCTAAAGAACATCACTATTGGAGGGAGTTATATATTGATATAACTAAAATAAACTTAATGATGCAGTCTGATGAAGGACTTACTGATATTGGATTTTCAATGATTAGTGGCGATTCAATGGTTATTGATATGCCATTCAACAAAGTAATAGAAGTAAATTTTGATATCATTAGAGCTATTGAAGAATTTTATAAATAAACCATGTATTCAATCCTAATTACTGACCAAATTAAGAACTATTTATTAAAAGACGTAAGCTTTAAAAAAGCATACAACTTTGTACTGTATCACTTAAAAACTCATTATAATATTGCAGGCTCATTAAAAGTGGAGCACAATAACGAAATATTCATAGCAACAGAGTTTTTTAATATCTCAAATAAAATACAGCAAGGCGAATCTATAATAGTTGTAAGATGAAAGATATTGATATATGAACCTACTAATAACATTACTCGAAAGACTATCTAACTGGATAGATTTAATAACTTGCAACTACAGAAGAAAGCAAGCTGAGAAAGAACAAACAAGCACATGTGAGAAAGGTGATTATGAACAAATACAAGAGGTTTTAGAAAAAAACATATGGTTTGTACCAGATTCAAATGTAATTGAGATAAGTTCAGGAATATATCGAATTACAATACCAGACCATCGTAAAGAAATTTATAACAGCTTAGTTGAAGATTATGAAGAGCAAAAAACAGTTAACCAACTTATTAATTTTATATATGACTGTTGATACAGTAATCAATATAAGAGAATTACTCAATAAATGATTATCAGAATGGTAAAAATAGAACAAGACCTAGAACAACTATTTGAAAAAAACTTTGATTGCTATGCTAACTATAATGAAGAAAGAAGTAAAGATTTAGCAATGACTAAAGATGTATTTGTAAAAACAGTAAGTAACTTACTAAAGTGTGAATGTTGCGGTAAAAAAGAAAATATTAAAGATTTAGTTATTCAATGTGATGATTGCTATAGCACTAATACTATGTAACCAACATTAAAAGAACAATGACAGCAGGAGCACCATACGGAAATAGAAATGCAGAGAAGTGGACATTTAAAAAAGCAATTCAATTATTCCATAATGCAATAGAACTGACTAATGAGAAAGAAAACACTAATGCAAATGGAGTTATAGGTTATCAATATGATTTCATTGGAGAAATAGCCGGAGAGCTTGGAACATTCAAGCAAATATTCGAACATCTCAATAGAAGATTCCCTACTTTGAAACGCCTTAATAATCAGCTACATACAAACATAGAACGAAATTGTTATTACAACGGTAAAAAAGGAACCATAAAAGAAGCCTCTGCAATAATGAATTTAAAGTCTAACCATAAATGGACTGACAGGATAGAACAGAATCAAAATATTGATGATAGAAGAAATTCAGTCAATGACTTATTCCCTTCTGAAGATGAATTAAATGAAACGACGGATTAATCCAAATCTTACACATTTATACCAATCATTAAAAAAAGGTTATAGAGGCTCAATATTACAAGGGTCTAGCCGTTCAGGTAAAACATTCAGTTCGATACACTTCATAATAAAGCTTTGTGCAATACACAAAAAGCCAATTACTATAAATATTGTTAAAGAAACATACAACAGCTTTAAGACTACCCTATACGATGACTTTAACCGAATACTACCTGAATTTGGTCTTTACTCACCTTTCTTAGATAAAAAAGAAGTAGACTCATTTAAGATACTTGGCCATAAGATCAATTTATTAGGAGCTGATAAACCTAGTAAATTTCACGGTGCATCATGTGATTACTTATGGTTTAATGAAATGTTAGACATAAGTAATGACATATTCGATCAGTCCGAAATGCGTTGCCGTGAGTTTTGGTGGGGTGATTTCAACCCTAAAGTTTCTCAGCATTGGGTATTTCAAAAAGTAATAAACAGGCCAGACATAACAACATTGCGTACAACATGGGAAGATAATCCTTACATAACTAAAGCCGAAAGGTCTAAAATACTTTCTTATGAGCCTATTGAAAAGAATATAAAAGCAGGCACAGCAGATGATTATAATTGGAAAGTTTACGGTTTAGGTATTGGCACCCCGCCTGAAGGGTTAATCTTCAAGTATGTAAATTATATTGATCAATGGCCTATTGATATAGCCCCTATACATGGTTTGGATTTTGGATTTACTGTCGACCCTTCATCACTTGTGAAGGTAGGCGAAAATAAAACAGATATATTCTTAGAGCTATTAATGTATGAGCCAACAGATAACGCGAGTATCATACACGACTATGCAATTGCTAATTCAATAAGCACTGCGATACCATGTACGGCTGACAGTTCAGATAAATACACAGGCGAAAATAAAGGGACTGTTGAAATGGTGCGAGACCTGAAGTTAAAAGGATGGAAGATAAAAAAGGTCTCCAAAACTCAATCTATAATGTACTGGATCAACCGAATGAAGGAAAAACGGATCAACATAATTAAGAATAATCTTTATCAATACGCCAAAACTGAACAAGAAAACTACCGACTTAAATCAGTAAATGGGATTGCAATTAACCAACCTATAGATAAGTTCAACCATTTCTGGGATGCTTCCAGGTATGGTATAATGACTTTGAATAAACCTGCAACAAAGCCAGTAATATATTAACAATTTTTATTTATGAAATAAATTTGTTAATTTTACACAAATCTGGCAAGATATGGCTAGGGGAAAACATACCAAGAAAGTGGTGCAACAAGAGAGCCTAAAGCTCTAAGCATCGCAAATGATATTAACAACAGATCAGATTCTTGATAAAATAGAAAACCCTCATCCAACTATTGAGGTGTTAAAGAAAGAACATGGCGAGTTATTAATGCACGTTCATGGTATAGGCGTAACTGATTATCTAAAACAGGTCGAAGGCTTAGAAAGCGACATCAAAATAGAATTAAGGAAAAGGTTAGCACGTTCAAACAAAGATTTGTTTGCTGATATATTAAGGCCTACCGATAAGATATTTGAAGCCGGGGGAGGATCAAAGATATACCGCTTCAAGGGAGAATCAACAAAGAAAGAAGAAGAATTTAGAGCTAATTTGGCAGATGTCAAAACAGGCTATTCGCTTACTGAGTGGCTTGATATGTATTTTATTGATAAGTACACAGTCGACCCTAATGGCTTATATTTAATAGAACATAAAGATAATAGGCCGTATCCAACTTATAAAAGTATTTACACAATAAAGGATTATGAACATGCAGGGCGCAAATTAGAATATGTTATATTTGAACCTGAAGTATGTTATAAGGAACCTTTAATTGAAAGCAGTAAGCAAGAAATAGACTATGAATTGTATAGGGTTTATGACGATGAAGGGGATAAACTTTACAAATTACAAAACGATAGCTTAACACTTGTTGAAGACGATAGTTATGAAAACCCTTGGGGCTATGTTCCTGCAATAACATGTTCAGATAGAATCAATACAATTACTAATTATAAAAGGTCGTCAATTGATGAACAAGTCGAACTTGCTGGCGAATATCTACGCGAGGGCAGCACAAAAACACTATATAAATACCATCATTTTTTCCCTTTATTCTGGATGTACATGTCTACATGTCCGGCATGCAAGGGAGTTGGTACGGTTAACTATACAAATAATTCTGGTAATATAGAAAATAAAGGGTGCCCTTCATGCAATGGCTCAGGGTGGGCGTTAAAGAAAGACGTATCGGACATAAAAGCAATAAAGCCACCAGAAACAACAGAAGAACCAACAGTAACGCCAGATATCGCCGGGTATGTAGTCCCGCCGCTTGATTCGTTAGTCGCAATGCGCGATGAGCAGAAGTTACTTCGCGATATGATTTTCTTTAGTCATTGGGGGACGATGTTAAATCGGGAGGATGCAGAAAAAACAGCGTTTGAGGTCTCGGTAAACGTACAGCCAATACAGGATAGGTTGAGTAAATATTCTAGCAGTTTAGAATCTACGGAAAAAGAGATAACCGACATGATGGGCGAGTATATATATAATGACCTATACGAAGGCAGCTCTATTAATTACGGTAGAAATTACGTTATAAAAAGCCCGAAAGAAATACTAACAGCGTATTTAGAAGATAAAGGAAAAGGTGCTAATTACACAGTTTTAAATGATAAGTTAGAACAGTATTATCATTCATTGTATGCCCACGACATGCAAAGTCTAATTATAGCTACAAAACTAATAAAAGTAGAGCCTTACATACATAATACTATTGATGAGGTTGTTAAATGGAATTTAGCTCAGATTGATTTTGCACAAAAACAATATTATAATGAATGGTTAAGCACTAAAGAAGATAAATATTTAGTCAATACTAAAGTAGAGAAACTACAACAAGAATTAAAAGAGTTTTCACAAAATAAAATAATAGAAAATGGAGAACAAGCCAAAGAAGTACAAGGAGTACAAAGTCCTGAGCCTGGACAGCAAGGGGAAGATTAAAGATAAAATACCTTCTGACCGGGTAACGGTATCTATCTATCCGCACGAAGCTGAATTGTTGAATAACAATTACAGAACTAACCGGTTTTGGTACGAAGAAGTTTTAGAGCCAAAACCAAGGGTTAACAAACTTAAAACAGAAGAATAGTATGATTACAAATTTAAACACATTAGCAGATAGGCTAAAAGGAGTGCAATTAAATGGTGAAGAAATTACGCCAGAGAAACTTATTGAAATACATTCAGATGAGAATGAAGTAGAAGTAACCTTCACTGAAGGGGTGTACATGACTAATGACGAGCTGGACGGTTTTAAAGAACGTATCGGTAAAGATTCCGCAAAGTCAGGGGCTAAGACCATTATGGAAATGGAGATTAAAAAACACCGTAATGATTTAGGGCTTGAATTTGAAGGTAAAACAATTGACAACCTAATTACCGCAGTCAGGGAAAAGGCTATCATTGACACGAAAAAGCCAGTTGATGAGAAAGTAAAAGAACTACAAGGGAGTTTAGTAACACTGCAAAGTAAATACGAGGTAGATATTGAGAATAAAAACAGTACTATAACCTCATTGACAGGCCAAATACAAGAAGGTAAAACAAGCTCTACACTAATGCAATCAATCCCAAAGAACCTAAAAGGGATTAAGCCTAATCAGGCAGTTGCATTATTTAAAATGGAGCATGAACTTGCTTATGAAGATGAATCGCTTGTAGTAAAAAAACAAGGCAAAGTGTTAAAAGATAGCGTTGAAAAACCTTTAGCATATAATGAGGTGTTCAATGACTTTTTAAAAGCTAACAATTGGGTATCGGTAGACGGTCGTGGTAATGGCGATAATTCAGGTGGTTCAAGTTCAGAATTTAAAACAATAGAAGACGTTTTTAAGTACATGGAGAAAAATAGCATAGACCCAACAGACAATCAGGGTCAAATATTAATTGATAAATTTAATTCAAGTCAGGACTAGACTTGAAGATTCCGGCAAGGCACTGCAATATTAATATAATATAAACTAAATTAATTACAAATGGCAAATTATGCAGACAATAGGTGGACGGCCTTTCAATATAAATTGAATGAGCTTATGAACATGCCGGAGTTTAAACACAAACCTTCTCCGGTATTAATGAAGTATCTAAAAAATACTGACTTCTTAATTCCTGCTTCTGAAAAAGAACGTGCTTTAGGCGTTAAACAATCAGATCAGGATACTGTTGAAATCAATTTAATCAACAAACAATCTATTTCTACTGGCGCAGCTAGGGCATATAATCACACTGGTAGCATTAATGACGGACAAAAGGCAGCAGTTACATTTACTACTACGGCGGCTGATTTTACTTACAGTAAAAAAGGTGCTGATAGGACTATATGGGAGCTTGCAGATCAGGTATCCAAACAGATTAGAAGTGCTGCAATAGCACTACACGATCAGATTGAGACTACTCTCTTAGCCCGCCTCAATACTGTTAAGTCACAGGTTGTGCAAACAACAACACCAACTAATCCAAGAAGTGGAGTATGGGATTACACTAATTACATTTTTGGTGTTACAAATGCAGAGTATGACTTATGGATGCAAAAGGTTCGCGGCTTTATGCGTGAGCAGTACTATAAGGGTGGTGTATTTGATGTTGTTCTTGATGAAACTCTTTGGCAAAAAGGGGAGTTCTTAGTACAGCAAGGAGCTGGTAACTCAACCAATCTAGCATGGCAAAATGCTGGCCTCGATCCGGGCAATTCACCAACGCAAGAACTGACTTTAGACTCAGGTTATGAAGGTATGGGCTATATCTTTCCGGTCGGTACGATTGGGATACTTCCTTGGATTCCTCAATTGAACAGATCAGGTGACGGGCATCCCGGTGATGCAGGTGGTTTATATACTACTATTCCTGATCCATTAGGTTCTGGGCTTACGTTTGCTGTTCATGAGTATTATGCAGGTGCTGACAATGACAGTGGAGCTGGTGAAACTCAGGATGTAAATGTACATGTTGAACTTTCCGTTGATCTCGGCCCCGTTGAGGCTCCTGAGTCAACTTCAAATGCAAATCCAGTTTATAAATTTGGTGTTTTACAATAAAAACTAAAGAGATGAAAAAGATATATATAATTTTAGTAATGATTCTCTTTGTTGTTTCAGTAAATGCACAAAGAGGAAAGGTTCAAACTTTAGCTACTGCCACCCTGAATGGGAACGAAACAAAAACACTGGCTGAAATACCAGTTACAGGATCGTATGAAAGTGTTTTTGTTAGTTTGACAGTTACAAGGGTGTCAACGGCTGCTGGTGGCGTGCTTTACTTAAAAGCCGGAATGGATTCAGCATCAGCAAAGGTTATGACTACTGTATTGTCACCGAGTACTGAGTTTTTCGTTAATGATACGATGACTACAACTGATGTGGCAACTCAATACTTCCCAATTAACATAACTGAACCGGGGGCGAAATACTATTCAATCCTTGGTGATGGTGACGTTAATGATACGGTAAGTGTTGTTACAAAAGTGCTTCTGAAGTGATAAACGAGGCTATCATAATACAAGAATTATTCGGTCTGGTAGGGTTTCGCGACTCTACCATTACCGGATATGATATTGTAGATGCTACTAATCAAGAAAGCGATTCGGGTTTAATATTTCAAGATGGATATAAGCTGGTTACAATTAAAAACATCCACGAAACGCAGGAAGATGTTGAAATATCAGAAGTAAATTTCAATACATACCTGACTAATCTTCAGAATTCATGTATTATTGATGTTTGCAAAAAGATAACAAACAAAAAAAGCGGGGTTATAGAGTCCAATACCCTATTTCCTTATGAGCAGACATTTGAGAACACTGAGAATGTCAGTTCAGGATTCATAGGTATTAAAATTAAACCATCACTAAACGAGAGATTGTTATTAAAAGTAAACGCTATTACAGCAGCTTTTGATTCAGCGATTACGCTTGCAGTAAAATTAATGAACTCTGAAACTGGAACGGAGATTTATACGCAGGATATAACAACAGTAGATAAACAGCAAGTGAAGCAAATTGTAAACTGGAATATAAGCTTAAATAGAAGTGGGATAACAGGTGGGAGTTATTATCTTGGGTATTATGTATCTGATTTATCAGGAGCTAAACCATACAAAAGAGATTATGAAAACGCTTCAAGCTTCTTACCTTCCAGTAAGTTTTATATGGAGTTTAGAAACAACACAGTGACTGGGACAAGAATAAACCCTGATGTTTTTGATGGTATCTCAGAACCTTACGGGTTGAACATTCAATACTCTGTTTATACTGATTGGACGCAATTGTTAATTGAAAACAAGTATATGCTTGCAAGGGCTATCCAACTGCAAATGGCAGAGCGTGTAATCGAGCAAGTCCTTACGTCTACAAGATCAAACATAGACGAGCGATTAACAAAAGACATTAGACAGTTAGCTAATTTTGCGCTTGAAGGCAGTGAAGCTGTGCCGGGAATAAGGCGTAAGCTGGCAAATGAAATCAGGGACGTTCAGAGAACATTATGGCCTGAGCCAATAATCGAAACAATGACATTAAGATGAATATATCAATTGACGAATGACAGTATTTGCAAAAAATACAACCTACGGGCTTGAAACAGTTATTAAAGAGTTTCAGGAATATTTAAATACAGAGCTTACTACTATTTGGTCGGGTGATATTTATGTGTATGGATTAATTTACAGAACCGAAAAAGACGGACTAATAAAACCTGAAGCTTATACAGGATCAGGAATAAACCGAAAAGAATATTCACCAGTATTTATCAATGATAAAATAGCGTGCACAGTTGGATTTATCGTGCAAGAACGTGGCGTAATACCATATAAATCTGCTAGTACTGACATTGTTTTTACAATTAAAATAGATAAGATTTATTCTACTACTACCAGAGATAGTGAACTGGCTTTATTACAAGTCGAAAAGATTATCAACGCCTTTGGATCAATAGAAAAAACTTTAGATTTAAAAGAAACTATACCCGTGGTATTTGCAGGGTTTTCAAATGATGCAATTAAATACAGGGATATGCACCCTTGGTATGTATTCAGTTTTAATGTAGACATACCTTATTCAGATGACAGTTGTTAAATGAGTATTTATAAAACCATATCGACACTACCGGACACGAAACAGTCATTTGATTCGAGGGTTAACGGCTTTGCTCCAATTAAGGGATTGTTTGGTGTAAAGAGCGGCACATCATTCGCAAGCGTTGAAGCATTTCAAGATATTGATAATTGGTATACCTTACTAGAGTCGGGAGATATGTTCCCGTTACATTATGCTGTAGAATTTGATGCACAAGATGAAGACATGTTTTATGGTGAATCATTGCAGGATTTTAGCTACAAACAAAGAAACGGACGTTATAGACATAAAATTAGTTACGTCTTTAATATAGATGTACATCAAGCAGTTAGCGCAATATCAGATTCATCGAACATACACTTATTTTATTGGGATAAAAATAATAATATATACGGCACCTCTGACGATGGTGTAACAGTTCGTGGATTTAAACCAAATAGATTTACATTTGAAAAGTTACTGTTTGCACGGGATAACGAGCCTGCATTTAGCGTATTAGATATAGAGCTACAAGATTCTGATGAACTTAATTTAAGGGGTGTAGTAAAACAAGTAGCATGGTCGCCGCAAGATGTTGACAGGTTATTCATATCAATAAATATAGGGTACACTGCATCTGATCAGTTAACTTTCGAGGCTTATTATATGTCAACTCCAATTGCGGGGTTGAGTGCTGGTGACATGTCTTTAACTGATGACGTTAATGGAGCATTGACATTTACGGTATTAAACTTTGGATATACTTATATATTATCATCTTTTAATCTTCCACTAAACAGCGGAGTGCTGAAGATACTAAGTAGCCTTTATTTAGGATGCACAAAATACAACGTCACTATTACTGTAATCGTGACATATAACGCAATATTTGACGATGCAACAGGGAATAATATTGTTTTTGAAGATTTGAATAATATGATTTTTGATAACTAGAAACTATGGCAGATCAAACATTATCAGCAAGGTCAATAACCACTACTACAACAGGGTCATATATTCATATCATTATTCCTGATGGAGGTAGTCCAACTGGCTATACTAGTTACAGAATATCTTTTACATCATTTAATGCTTATTTACAGGCTCAAATAACTGCCAATGCAGTAGTCGGAGCTGACAATGCAAGTGATATTGTAGACTTACAAAATATAAACTTTAGAGAACAACAAAAAGATCAAACATCTAATTTTACAATTGTCATTGCTGCAAATAGCACTATAAGGAATATAGAAGTAAAAGAAAAAAATAGCGCCCCGGCATCATTTTATGTAGGAACTACGCTTGGAGGGAATGACATATTGGGAACTAAAAACATATCCGCAGACGAAGTTTACAGATATGATTCACCGATAGAAAGAACAGGCTCTACAACATTATATTTTACCATTACTGGCAAAGTGTCGGCATCAGTATATGGATCACTTGACGAATTTTAATATTAACACTAAAATTATAAAATTATGGATTGCGCAAATGTTTTTACTGCACTACCTGCAAGTTGCCTAGACGGTAACGGGCTGCTATTGCCAAAAGGTATCCTACTTGCTTCATCAGGGCATCAATTCGCAGATGCGTCGGCGGCAGGTACAGAAACTAATTGGAAAACAGATATTACCGAACAGGAACTAATTCACATCCCTAAAATTAAAGAGATTGAAGATTTGACTACTGAATCTACTAATTGGGAATCAGGTTCTGGTGATATTGTTTTCTTGTATGAAGGTAAGGTTAGAATGAAGTTTACTTTTTATTTAACCGTGGATCAACACAAAGCTTTAAGAGAAAACAGAGGCAAACAAGGGCGGTTATGGATTTATGACCGAGCAGGTAATATTATGGGGACTTCGTTAGACGGAATTATTCGTCAAGGGTTTGAGGTTTCTTTTATTAATGTTGAATCTTACAAAATCGCAACGCCTGAAACGCCAATGTTGTCAGTGGTTGAAATACAGCTTGAAAATACCGCTGAATTTAACGAGACTTTAGTAGTCATTCAGCCATATAAAGGAACTGTATCTACAAGATGGTCGCCTTATACATTACCACAACTTACTGATTCATTACTTGAACAAGTCGGAAACATTGCCGCAACAGTAGTTACTTTTGATGTTTCTGTTGTTAGTACTTCGGTGACCGATAATGACGGCGACCCAGTAGCTATTGGAGCAGTTACCGGGTTGGATATTGTTACTTATACCAACTTTCAGTTTACAGTCGGAGGCACCATTACCGCCCCGTCATCAATGACTTATGAAGGGAAATTTGGTGACAAAGCAAGGTATACGGCTACGGTTACGGCTATAGCAGCAACAGATACGATGAAGATATTGCCAACTGTTGATAATGCTAATCAAACTGAACCACTTACGCTTACCTAGTGGATATTGATAAATTAATATCGAACGCCCAAAGACTTAGCAATCCTGATGAAATTGCACGTCTGGCAGTCGAGGCTTTAGATTCAGAACAGGCCTTGATTGTCAGTACTATGCAAAAACAGATAAGCTCAGGAACAAAAGGAGATGGCAAACGGACAAAAGAATATGTAAAAGATAATACCAGTTATAATCCTAATTATTATGTCGCAAAGCTTAAGAAAACAAAATCAAAAGCTATGCCTTATAGAAATTATCTAAACGAAGGTGATTTTCAAGGCGATATGTTTGCAAACGGAAATAACACAAGTCTTTTTATTGGTTCTTTTGATGAAAAAAGTCAGGCAATAGAAAAAGAAGAGGGCGAAGAGATATTTATACCTACTGATAAAAATATGAGTGTAGTATGGAAGAAAGCACGACCGAAATTTGATAAAATATTTAAAAATGAATTATTTAGATAAAATTGCAAAGGCAAAGCTTTGGCTTAAAAATGTCGAGGGTGCGCAGTGTCATATAACAGAGCGTGGACAATTACGGACAAACGGTTTGTTCAGTTCTGATAAAATTAAATATACCCTTAAAGTAAAAAAAGGAGAGATTAAACTATATGATAACAAAGGAAAAGAAATCAAGGCAGAAAAAGAGCAACCAAGAACAATTAAGAAAGGCGCATCAGAGCTGCGAAACCCTGCCAATGAGGCAACTGATTGAGCTATTTAATACTAACGATCTTAGATATTTACTCGTTGAATATGATGACACTTATTCACAGGCCAATTTAGTACAATTATTTGATAGCATTATGTTTGAATTTGAAACATTAAGAGGTGATAATAAGTATCAGGAATACTTTGAGCAAACAGATGACAGTCTGTATAGAGGATGTTTTATCAATGCTATTTATTTGACTATTGAATTTTTAAGCTTACTTCAGAATGAAGATGCAAAAGAGTTAATTATAGAATTTAATATAAGGCAAAACGGAAAACACATTGAGATAAGCAATGAAAAGTTCAATAAAAAAGCAATCCAACAATTAGAGCAAATTGCCCGGTCTGTAGAGTCACAAATGATTATAAAGGCAGAACGCGAACGTATCGAGCAACAAGCGCAAAAGCCAAAGCAACTTAACTGGGAAGAGCAATTAGTATGGATACACACATCTTTAGGAGTGATGCCTGAATATGATTGTACTGTATCTAGATACGTAGCCTATGAAAAGCAAATCAATGCACGGATAGCGGCACAAAAAGCGGCACAAAAAAATGGCAACAGAACTTAATTTAAGTAAGGAATCTAAAGAAGTCAAGGACTTAACTAAATCATTAGTAGACCTTACTAAAACTCTACGCGGTTTAAAAAAAGAAATATCAGGGACTCAAAAGGCTTTTAATGATCAATCCAAAAGCCAAAGTGAAGTAGCTAACAAAGCTAAACAAGTTCAAACTGCTAATCAAAAATTAAGCGATATACAAAAAGAAAGAGTTAGTTTAATTAATAAGTTAAACAAAGCTAACTCAAACTCTATACAGCGTAACGAAGAACTTAAATTACAGTTAGCAAAACAAAATAAAGCAAACAAAGAATTAGCCCGTTCAAAGTTAGGTTTAATTGGTGCTTATGAGAAAGAGGCTAAGAAACTAGCTGATTTAAGGAAGAAATATAAAGATGTAGCAACGGCACAAGGCACAAACTCTAAGCAATCTAAAAAATTACGTAAAGAAATAGGCCAATTAGACGGTAAGCTATCAAAAGTAAATGTAACCGGAGGTAAAGCTTCAAGCATGTTCAATCAAATGCCGGGGCCTATGGGTAGGGTGCAAAGTTCTGTTATGATGGTTATTGGAAGCTTGAAACTACTTGCAAAAGTTATATTTACTACACCTTTAGGATGGTTAATTGCTATTATTGGTGGTGCAATTGCTGCTATGAGTAGTTTCTTCACCAGTTCAGAAGAAGGCCAAGACAGGTGGAATAAGGTAATGACAAAAAGTAAAGTCGTCTTAAATAATTTTAAAGACGAATTAGCAAAAGCGGGTAAGGCCTTAATTGAATTTAGAGATGATATTGCAGAATCAGAAGAAGGCGTTAAAGGGCTGTTTAAAAGATTAGGAGAAGATATAAAAACAGATTTTCAAAAGTTAAAAGATACGATAAAAGACGAAGGGTTTTTTAAGGCTTTAGGCAAATCAATGGCGAACCCTTTTATATTTGCAAAAGAGAAATTAAATGAGTTTACAGAAGAAAATAGAAGAGAATTAAAGATAGCTGAAGATTTAGCAAATAGACAAGCTAAATTAGATAGGTTAGAACGAGATTCACTGGTTAAACTTGCCGTACTACGCCGGGATATAAATTTATTAAGAGAAACAGCAGCTAAAAAAGAAGATGTAGATGCTCAAACAAGATTAGTGGCACTTAATGAAGCAATAATTTTAGAGAATAAGATTTTAGATATAAATGTTTCTATTGCATCAGAAAAAGCTAATTTAAAAACTATTCAAAATTCATTAAGCTTATCAAACAAAGAAGATTTAAATGAAGAGGCACAATTAAGGGCTGCTTTAATTGATCAAGAAGCGTCAGCAGCTCGTAAACGCAAATTACTACAAGCAGAACTAGTAACTACACAACGAGAAATATTAACTGAAGAAAAGAAACTTGAAGATGAAAGACAGACATTTGTAGATGAGTTATTTGCTGACGATATAGAACAATTTGAAGCGCAGTTAGAAAAAGAACAAGATTTAGAGATTAAGGCTACCGAAGATACAATTAAACAACAAGAAGAGTTAAAAAAAGCAGCACGAGACGAAGAACTTGAAGACTTTAAGTTACTACTGGCTGCAAAAGATGAATTAGAACAATCAGCAATTGGAGCAGCGCAGCAAATAGCATCAGATCAATTTTCATCTTTTATAGATAATAACCTTAATTCATTCAGGGAAGGTCAAGAAGCACAAGAACAGGTGCTTAAAAACAGGCTCGATAAAGGTGAAATTTCAGAAAAAGAATATGAAAAAAAGATTAAAGCACTAAAACTAAAAACACGTCAAGAAGAGGCGAAAGCAGAAAAGAAAAAGGCTTTATTTGATGTAGCAATAAATACAGCCATTGAAATAGCTAAAGTACTATCTAAACCTTTCTTAATTCCTATCGTGGCGGCAATTGGAGCAACACAGGCGGCAGTAATCGCAGCGAGACCGATACCTAAATTTAAATTTGGGGGCAAAAAACAAACAGAAGGAATGGCTGGATTTTCTGAATCAGGTTCAGAGCTTATGGTATTGCCAGGTGGACAGTCATTGTTAACCCCTGAAAAAGAAACAATAGGGTTTGTTCCAGCAGGGACTAAGTTCTTTAGCCACGATTCACCAGAGACCCGGACAGCAATGGAAGGTGGTATAACAAATGCTAAGTTTGATGAACTTATAAGTGAACAACGGGCAACAAGAAAAGCTATTAATGATCAGAAATCATACACATGGACGCGAAAAGGGCTTGAAGAGCGAGACCGAAAAGCAAACATGAGAAGATTGTACGTAGGTAAATACCTAAGATGATAAAAGAATATCAGCACATATTGACGTATAATAGTGTATCTAAGATTCTAGATGACGAGCCAGATGATTGGGATAGCTTTACCCGGACATATTACAGGCACGATGATTATCACGGAATACTTACAACAGATACCCTTTCACAGCGATTTGTAAAATCAGGTAATGAATATACGGACGAAGGCGGTTTCTGGTTCATTAAGTCCGCCTATGAAAACGAAGGTATAAAAGCTGTTATAACGTATGAACGCAAAAAAAGAAACATCTATACAAACGATTATGACAGTGATTATACGGGAACAATAGAATGCACTAAAGAAGCCGGATTTTCTATTGAAGACGAATATATAGAATGTAAAACTATTGAAAGCTCAAAAGTTCGCAGCCTTATTAATAACGATGAAAAAAACTATGCACTATCATCGCTTACGGCAACCAATGGAAATTCAATTACACCTTTTGTAAGCTCACCTATTGGAATTGAATTTACGCCTATTGACTTATATTTATACGC